GTAGGAGCTTCCGTAGCTAAACCAAGTTTATTAGCATAAAACTCGCCCGAATTTTCGCTCGTCAATACAGACGATGCTTCTCTTTCACTAGACATAGGTTTTCCCTAAGAATTTGCCCTGCGTACCTCACAGGTAAGGTTTTGCTCGATATGGAGCGAAATCTTTAAATAAACAATCATCTACAAACTATTTATTTTTTTCCATTTGTTTTGCTTTTTTAGCTTCATTTTTGGCTCTAAGTCTTTCTATTCTTTCTTCTTGTTCTTTAGTCATTGTCAAATGTTTTGATGGCCCTAATGCCCTCATTTCATGAGCCATTTTTATAAAATGTTCTGTTTCTGATGGTTTAAAAACATTATGAACCAATTCATTTTGTTTTACACCTTTTGAATGACCACTAAATCTAATTGGATCAACAATATAGCGACCTGTTTGAGGGTCGTTTACTCTTACATAACTTGATGCACCTAAATTACTTCCAGAATGATGTATATCAGTATTAAATCCAGATTCTTTCAAAGTATTTGCAAACTTTTCTGCATGATGTTGTATGTATTTAGAATCGTTTGAATGACGAAATTCTTCATCCATTTCATCATAATTTTTTGGTATTTGTTTTTTTGCCAATTCTTTTTTAATAAATTCTTCTCTATTTTCACTTGTTACTGTTGGCATTACACAGCCCTCTCAGTTGTTTCTATTGATGCTTGGTGCGCTGATACTTTGTCAATTTGAGCCAATAATAACGCAACTTGCGCTTTTATGTGCTCAACCTCTAGTTGCGTTTGTGATTTTAAACTAGATTCTTGAGCTTTACTATGAACATTGAGTTCAGCAACATATTTACGCTCGGCATCACGCATCTCAATGTCGTGTGCTTTTGCGGTCTGGCGCATCAATTCACGCTTAGTCTCATTATCTTGCTTGACTTGTTCAATATCTTGACGTTGCTTCATAGCCAGTTGCATAGCCTGCATCTGCTGTGTGAGCTGTTGTACTTGGCCTTGCGCTGCCTTAATTGCAATCTGGGCTTGTGGCGGTATATCTGAATGCTCGTCAATCTGCGCCATTGGATTCATAGCAGCCAAACGGTCTGCAATTGTGTCTGCGCCAGGGAAATCCATGTTTCTGAATACCAAGTCTGCTGCAGCGTTAAACAATTGCTCGTTGCCCTGTAGTAATGGCATCATAGCTTCGACCGCTTCCTGGCGCTTGGAGTTGTAACCTGGTCCAGTTTCCATCACAACATCGTACTGGCCCACAGTCACGTCATTTTTGACCTTACCAACTGCTGTGCGCTCATTAATTGATATTAGATCGGGCTTTCCGTCATCTCCAATGATACGCATGATGCGCTCAGTATCATAAATCTTAGGAATTAGGTCTAATATTACCTTGCCTGTGTACGCAATTGACTTGGTTAAGTTGTCGTACAAGTCAAAATTAGTTAGATCAACTTGCATTTGCTGACCGTTAAGCGCTTTACCAGACATGTTGCCTGGCAATTGCTGCGATGGATCATATATTCCAATGATCGTAGCCATATCGCTATTGATTTCCTGCGCTGCAGCCATCACACCAGCTGGAGGCGGTTCAGGTTGTAGGCGTATTGGCGGGGGCGCTGGGTTACCATCGATGTCAGTTTGCTTGTACCGCAGAGTAGCCATAGATTTAATGTTTGCTGCAGCCCAATCTAACTCATGCCCTTCGTCCTGGCCTTCAGCCATGATCCATTTGGCCTTTGGTGCAAGCGCTACAGACTCGGTAAGTGATGTGACCCAAAAGTTATACATGCGCTGGGCATCTTTAGCGTGGCGGACCATACCAAATTTTTTGCGCTTGTCACCAATTACAACGTGCCGACCATAAACTGGCACGATTGGAATGTAATAACCAGGCCAATCACGTTCCTCCAATACCGATACCGCAGTTAATTTCTTCCACTTAATCGTGCGCTTAATAGATTTACGCTCGTTAACGACAAACAGACCCGCAGTTTCTATTCTTTTAAAAAAGTTTTTATCGTCTGCAAACCGAACGGAACCATCTGAGAGCTGATATAGCGTTGCGGGCTCTCTTACTGTGTACCAATACTCTGCTACTCTTATGTCTTCTTTGGTAATCCATTCGCTTTGTGTGTCTCCAGTTCCACGGCTTAAAAATGATGTCTCGTCCACGTCAGGGTATAGCTCCCTAAATGTGGTCTTGGGCATCATTGTAGTTATTAAACAACGCTCTTGGTCTGAGCCATCGACCGCAATGCTATTCGGGTCTAAATAGACTGTAAATGGGTTGTCAATCGGATCAATGAAGATTTCTTGGTCAAACGAATCTTCCCGCACGTAGCGGTGATCGACACGCCAATAACCCCAACCCATTCTAACTGCGTAATTATAGGCATTGTCATAAGCGTTATCAGCGTTGGAGTTGACCTCAATGTGGCGAATTATGCCTTGGATAACCTTGGCCTCTGCAGCATCCTCAGTCGTATTAGTCGCATGGACCTTGATCCTGGGGCGCTGCTGACGTTGCTGATTGGTAACCTGGCGGCAGTAACCATCGAGCTTATTAATGGTTAATACTGGCCTAGACTCTAAATTACGGCTGTTTTGCAGGTCTACAGGCCATTGATCCCCGCCAGATGCAAACTTTAGATCCTCAAGCGCTTCTTGACGGTTCATTGTGTCTGCATCATTGGCAAACTTTAGAAACTGTTTAGCTTCGTCAATTATTGGATCGTAATCTTGCGTATTTGAATCGTAGGCCATGTGTTTCCTTTACAACGCCATCCAGCTCTGTGGTGGTGCATAGTTTACTTGTTTTGCTCGTTTTGGTCTAGTTTCCTGTACGCCCAGCGCTATATAGCGAAACGCATCCGCACCGTGAGAATACTGGTCATGCAACGGGTTTCTGCTGAATTGCTTGGTGTCTGGATCTACCTCGTACTTGTAATGTCTGAGGCATTGCAGTCCATCATAGCAATTATCTCGGTCAAAGTAACAGTTTCTGAATATAGTTCTTGCTGCATTAATAGAATCTGCGATTGGAGTTCTAGGGATGATTTTTGTTTTAAATCCTGCAGCTCTAACAATTTCCTCGATGGACCGTCCGTTTGATCCGATGGTTCGGTTTTGTGCATCATGTGGCAACCATAAAGTATCATAAACGTAACCGTAAGTCTGCATAAGCGACAAATAATGGCTGATTGTCTGCTGATTGTCCTCAATGTAACGTATCAACCTAATCTCTTGCGCAATGAACTGGACAAACCAAATGGACGTACTGTCTGCCCAACCAAGGTCAAAAACTGCAATAACTGGTTTAGTAGGATCGTATCTAACTTTAGTAATGCGCTCCTCCAGCTCTGCGCTCTGCATTTCCCTAGCAAACACCGCACCGTCCACAGTTTGCCTACACAATCCTTCCCAAACTGTGTTGTACGCCTCTGGATCTCTGGCCTGCAATGTCCTGCGCTCATGGTCCAATACTTCAGGAAACCAGGGATTGTCCGACCAGTTGACCTTTTTGCTAATGCAATTCTCTGGCGGATGTAACACAAAGCGCTGGTAAGTTGCATCTGACTCCAGCTCTGGGTTCATGGTGATCCAGATCTCAGAATCCTTTGCACGAATCGTAGGAATAAGAATATCCCAGGACCTTGCGCTTACGGCCTGCGCTTCCTCAACCCAAACAATTGTGCAGCCCTCATAGGATTTAATATTATGCGGATTGTTTTTCAGGCCAACAAAACTGAATTCTGTACCGTTTGCGCCCCTAATTGTGCGCTCTGTAATCTCGTAAAACGCAGTCAGGCCAAGCGCAACGATCTGGTCGCTTAGTAGCTTATGTACCGATTGAGATATGGAGTTCTGGAATTCCCTGGCGCACAAAATCCTGTGGACTTGCTTTGCACCCAGGATAAGCAGCGCTCTTGCGACAGACCAGCTCTTTGATGATCCTCGTCCTCCGTAGATACATTTGTATCTGGATTTTTCGAATAGACATTGCAGCTTAACAGGGAACTCTGCCTTGGTAATCGCTGCATTAAGTTCACTCTGATCCATCTGGCGCTACAAAAGATACTTGTATGCTTTGTATGATTGGCGAACCGTCTGCGTTTTCTATGCTCGTAGCTTGTATTGCTTTGCCCTCAAGACGGTCCATCAGCTCTTTAATCGCCCAAGGTTCACCGTTTTCAGCTTGCGTAACCAATTGTTCAGCGACCTTGACCAATCTATGTGGCTCTTGCGTTAACACCATGCGCAGACGATCGGAAAAGATGCGAGACTTGCTCCCATTTTTGTTACCGATTGGCGCTCCTACTGGCATATTGCTGTAATCCTTAAATAATTGATTTCTATATTACTTTTAGTTATTAGACTCTGCTTGTGTCTGTGCTTCTATCTCAGCTTTTACCGCAGGCATTTGCTCTTGCGTTTTAGCTATCATTTTCTGCACTAGCAATTGCATATCCCTAATCTTGTGCTCAAGCGCAGTAATAATTAAGTTTACGTCTTGTATTTCGTGATCAAAGTTCATTTGTTACCCTGTTTAATTATTTTTTACCCTGTTTATGCTTTCGACCTGGGCCTTTTTTGGTTGACTTGAAGTTCTTGCCTGCTTGCCATTTCATGAACAAATGCTCGTCCATGCCCATAGCAATTAACAGGTGTACAGCTAAACTGGCCTTCATTTCTTTTTCTTGGCCTTTTCAGCCTCACGTTTCTCAGAGTACGCAATTGCCAAACTTTGTTTTAGAGGTTTTCCCTGTTTTAACTCAGTTTTAAGATTTTCTTTAAACGCTTTAGGAGTTGCTGATTTTTTTAATGGCATTTTGTGGGCCTTTTTGTTGATAATTGACAATAATTTCTTGATACTTTTCAAACCAACCTAACCTTGTATTACATTGTTGGCATAAAACACCTCTGTAAGTAGATGGTATTTTATGGTCAATGCACATTTTTTTAGCTTTTATTCCACAAATTTCACAAAGTTGTTCTCTTAACGTAATAATTTCTTCTCTTGTTAATCCATATTTCTTTTTTGCATCATAACGTAACTGATTAAGCCTTTTTTGCAAACTTAAAGTTCCATTATTTGCAAACTTATGTGGCATTAGCAGTTCCAGTTCTTTAATGATGCTTTGGCCCTTTCCGCTGGGCCTTTAGCGTTCTTTACAACACCTTCCATTCTTGCGCAGAAAGATGCTTTACGGCCTTCGTCTTTCTTTGTTTTAGGGTTTGGTGCAGGCGGTTTTAAGTTTGCATTGTTCTTTGCGTTGTATTCGGCACGACCTTTAGCCGTCATTCCAGCGCCCTTTTCTGTAGGATTGTACGTTTTATTCTTGCCAGTTGTCTTGTGCTCTATAGGTTTGTCGTGTTTTTTCATTGAAACCCCGCAATAATGGCTTTTAATTTAACTATTTCTTCGTCACGGTCCTTGAGCTTTTGCATCAAACTGTTACTTAGCTCGACCCACGCAAAGTTTTGTTTGGTGCGCTCCTCATGGTCCTGCTTCATCAAAAGAAACATTTGCTCACTTACCTCTAGCTGTTTCTTGATGTAATTGCTCATTTCTTTTTAGCGGTCTTTGCGGATTGCTTGAACGCTGCAGCAGTTGGCGCTCCTTTACTTCCAGGTTTTCGCATGTGCTCTACCTTTTCGCCCTTGGCTTTTTCTTCCTTGATGCGCTCTTGTTTAGCATGGATGTTGGCATATAGCCCTGGTTTACTCGCCATCTGGTTCCTCCACAAATAAAACGTCTTTCCAAGACATAACTAATAGACGTTCGTCATTATCTTTAAATTCTTGGTATTTAAGATACTCGTCTTTGTATTCTTTTGCAAGTGTACCAAAATATATTTTGTCACCTACTACAAGGCCCATCTCAGCGGATTCATCACTCACCGCAACAATATGCCCTATTGTATCAACCTCTGCCGTTTGTATATACAACGTACTGACAATTCTGGGGATTGGTTTGACAATGATTCTGTCGTTTAATGGTTTCATGGTATTTGCCTCCGACTGAGCTTAGGTCTGCCTGGTTTACGTTTCTCAGCCATTTCAGCTTCTTTAACCAGGTTATCTATTGTGCCAGGCAAATCAGAAAAGACCTTGGCGGGTTGCACCAAGGCCAAAGTTGCTTTTACGGCAACTGCAAATTCTCCGCACCATTCTTTAGGGGATCGGTTTTGGTACGCTGGATACCTTTTACAGATACCAAGCTGAAAACTATTATTTTGTAGATCAAAATATCTACAGTCGTTACAATAAACA